ATTCAGCATCAGCTGCTACAACATTAATCAATCCTCCCATCTTAGGATGATTTTCACAATAGTAATATAAGGTATCAGGAGTATTGTTATTAACTACAATTCTAGTATATGCTCCAATAATACCAGGTACTCCATCCACACTAACTCCACGCTCATATTCAACTCCACAATTACTCACAATTTCTTCCGTTTGAGGTGAAAAAGAATCTAAAGATGAAGCAACTATATTTCCTGAAGAATCTCTTAGAACCCATGCTAAAGCACCTGGATTTCTATCCCAATCCCGTGATGCAGTTGTATCAGAATGAGGAGTATTTTCTACAGAAGCAGTAATAGTATGTTTTCCTGCTTGAGTAACATTAACAGAAAGGAATTTAGGTGTGTTATGAGGGCCTTTTAAATCTGCTTCTACTCCCGCATAAGCATCGGTGCTACCTAAAAATACACCATCCCAAGTTATAGTTCCCACATTGTCTGCTTGCATCTCAAAAGTATAATCTCCTGTGTCTTGAATATCAACTTCCCAATTACCAACATGAGTTCCTGGTAAGACCTCATAGGATGGATAAACTCCATAATTTTGTAAAAATGGAGACCATCCATCAGTGCTTAAAACCCAGTCATCAGAAGATAATCCATCTTTAGATAAGAGCCAAGAATCAGCAGTGGTGGTTTGATTAGTCCTATCGCAATTATGAATTCCATCTGATTTCTCAGAGAATCTTAGAGGATGTATTTTTCCAGCTTGACCCTCTTGATCAATAGTATATAAGTTATCACCTATTTGTAAATCTGTAGTTGTTACACCTACAGGGCCATTAGAAAAATGTGCCTGATCAAAGATATAAGTTTTACCTCTTTCTAAGGTAAGAGTCCTTTGTTGTCTCCCATCTACAACATACTTATTTCCTGCAGGAGTTCCTTTTACTTTTATATTGAAAGTAACTCCTACTCCTAAACCAGCTCCTGTTCCTACATTAGTATCATCATAGGTAGGATCTGTAAGATCACCAAGACCACCCGTAGTACCAATACCTGTTCCATCACCAAAAACGGTAGTTCCAATTCCAACACCTCCTATAATGACCGTGCCTGTAAATCCTCCTCCATTACCACAATTATCCTGAAGACTTACAAAAGGTTCCTCAGAATAATTTCCTGGTAGGATAATATCAATTCCTAAAAGATCACCTGTAGCATTAACAACTGCATTTCCAGCTGCACCCGAACCGTTTCCACCCCAGAAGACTACTTGAGGTGCTCCGCATATTTCTGGTCCAGAATAACACTCACTAAAGACATCACTCAATGCTGATCCTGGATTAAAATCAAAATTGAAATTCCTAAGATTATCAGGAACATTAGTTAATGCTTCAAAATCCTCTCCAACTGTTTTTGCTTTATTAAAGATATCATCAATATCTAATGATTTATTTTTAGGAGCACCACCTTCATTAAAATTCCATCTCTTTACTTCAGGATCTTCCCCACTCTCACATTTTTTCTCTTTATCTCTTCGATCTTTATAATCTTGTAGACTCTCTCCTTCTAGTTTTTGTTCTGTATGATCAGAATTGCCTTCCTCTTCAGAAGAATATTGATTTTCTATTTGTATACCTGAAGCAAGATATGCATCTAAGTCCTCATTAACACCTGGTCCTTCCTCACTGGTTAGGCATCCACCCACTTCACATTTTAAAAGAGATAATATTGTTTTTAAAACACTTCCAATACTACCCATCAAACTCCCAATGCTTCCAAATAAGTTAGAAACAGGCCCTAGAATACCATTAATTAAACTGGATAATTGACCTGTAATCTGACCTATAAAATTACCAATAAAATTATTTACAACACAAGTAGCAACATTTACAATCTTATCAATAAAAGAAGTAATTGCATTTCCAATCAAGTTACCAAGATTGGAAATCATCAATTTAAAAATACATGCAATCGCATCTACAATTTTCTTTTTTATACCATTAGCTGCAAATCTACCTGATAAAGGATTAACTGTCAAAGCATTGTTTATTGCTGCTTCTAACTTTCTGATGAACTTTTTCTTCACCTTGTTCATCATCTTGGTGATCCATTTTGATATTTTTTTAGCATACTCATTAACTGCTTCCTCAAAATTCTCAATCCCCTCCTCTATATCTTTCTTTAACTTCTCCAAATCATTCTGAATACCTTCAGCAGCATCTTCTAAATTATCCACCCATGAAAATAATATAGGAGTATCACCCTCTTTCTGTTTATCTTTACTCTGCTGTGTTTCTCCCTTACCACTTTGAGAAACAGTTTCACCCTCAACATCACTACCAAACTGAGTTTTGGGTCTCATAAACAATGTGGAACCTGGTTCAAATCCACTTGCTATCTGAGGGCCTTTTCCTTGTTTTTTCTGAGAAAGTTTTCCTTTGCTGTTAGGGGCAACTCTATCAATATACCAGTTACCCGTATCAATTTGTTTAATTACATAGACAAGAGTATTGATAGGAAAGGTAGGAAATCCAACAGATTCTCCTCTTAAACCAGAAGTAGGGAAAGGAGGATATGCCCAAGGAAGAGCCTCAGGAGCAACATCATCACTATGAATCCCAAATATACGAATCTTATATCGAGGAAGATTATATTCAGGGTTATCTTTACCCGTAAATTGAGTTTGCTGTAAAGTCTCTACATGACTAATATCATCCGCAATCTGAGCCAGTCGAGGGGTTGTCCAACCCATCAACTCCTCGTATTGTTTTTTAGTATATCTTTCAGTTTGAGACTTCATTCGTTTTTAATCGTCGTATACTCTACATTCAAGTGAATCTGGATGATTATCACAATACACTTCTAAGTGCTGATCCTCATGGCGTGTGTGCCAGTCATTGATCTTTGCATCATTCTTATCTACCTCTTCATCAGTATGTGCATGAAAGGCATCATTGTGCATCTTTAGATCTTCTTCAGTATATTCAATCATACCATGATTGATATGCTCTTTATGATCTTTAGGATCAAGATAAACTTCGTGATCTAGATTATGATCTGGAGTATTAGTTGTCATGTGAGTTCTCCGTGAGTACTTATTCATTATATCATGAAGATGGAGATTTAACACCATAAGAATCTCTAACTAAATGCAATGCTGTAAAAGAATTAGTTTTAGTTCCGTGATGGCATAAATCCGCTATCATATATATACCACTATCTCGCTTGTTACTTCCTACAGTAGTTTCTTTATTGGAAAGTTCTTCAAACTCACAATAAACTAAATCACCAGCATGTAAATCCAGATCAGCAGAAACAATAATCTGTACTGACATGTTCATTTTTTGTCTATAATTTTGATGTGCTTGTTGAAAAATATCTTCAACCACATATTTTGGTTCATCAGTCTTTTCGACTTGTTTCTCTACATCATCTGTTCCTTTTACTGTTTGACCCGTAGCAGTTGTAGTAAATTGAATACCTGTAAGTTTTCCTATAAAATCTTTAGCTAGTTTAGGTAATTGTTTACCTGCCATCACAGTATTTTCACCCGCAACTAATTCAGTTTCTTTTGACTCACCTGTTACTTCATCAAAACTTTCTAATTTACTTCCCCATGCACCAGATTCAAATTGAGCTAATGCATCTGTGCTTCTATTGACACATGACCATAAAATTTTAGCATCATAACTCGCAGGTATTCCATCATCTGACTTTTTATTTTCAATAAATCTTTTAATTGTTTTATCCGTAGTATCAAAAATTTTATCAAGAGATTTAAAATTATATCCCAATGCAGTTTCCCAAAAAAGATATCCAGCCGTTTTTCCCTTCGCACTTTTACCATCCGATACTTGTATATTAGGAATAGAAAGTTTTTGAATATCTAAAAGCAATTCAAAAGGATACTTATTATCACCCCATTCATGATACTCATTCAAAGTCTCATCAATATTCAATGTCTTCTCTGACCCTAAATTGGTTCTTATAATGGCAGATGCAATATCAGATATTTTTCCTGAGTATTTTGATTTACATCTATTTTCCAGTAAAGTATTATCAAATGCTTCTTTAGACACAGCAGTTAAAGTATATGTTTGATTTTGAAATGATTGCTTCATATTAGATATCTGTGCCAATCTTAAGTTTGGCAAGTCTATTCTAGTACCCTTCTCATCCTCTATACTAAAGAAAACTTCTTCAGTGCCTTGAGCAATTTCAGCATCTAACAAACCGATACTAGACTGCGTTCCGTCCTCTGCAGGTACAGTATTACCTGTGTCCACAATAAAAGCCAACACTTCAACATAAGGCATAAAAACACTCTCTCTATATTCAATGATAGGATTACCTGTGCGAAGATCCACCAGTTCTTCGTCACCAACATTTGCACGAATGGCTAATGCATTATAGATGAAAGGGGTTTCTACTGATGATGTCATGATTTTAAACTTCTTGGACTACGGGTTGAATAATAGTGGTGACAGTGTTGATCACTCCATAACTACCTTGCGAATAAGAAGTATTAGTAGCAAGATCATCATATGATTTAGATTTCATAGGTGAGATGGGGGGTACAACACCACCTTGTGCATACATCGCTTGTGCATCGAAACCCAGCCTAGCGAGAATACCTGAACCTATTATACTAAGTACTTTACCACCAGTTATTATAGTAGACTTAAGAACTGACAATGGAATAACCATTTCAGTTGTTGGTGCATCCTGTAAGTCCTCTGGGGTATAAAAGACGTTGGTTTTTGGGTTAACGTAATCAGGAGTTGCTGCTTGTACATCTACCGCTTGAGGTATTCGTTGGTCGGCATTATCCATCAACTTCTCAACTGTTGCCAAAGTAGCACCATATGTGGTTACTGCATCTGCTAAACTCTCTGTAGCATAAGCAGGCTGCTGATCTTGAACAGCAGTGCCAGATGCCTCTTCACTAGTTTTTTTCTTACCTAATGCACCCAATATATCTCTAATAGGATCGAATATACGTCCCAAGTTTAGTCCTGGACTCGTAGCTGCATCAGGTTGAAGTTGTGTCACTGATGATAATTTTGTTGCCAATGAAGGTGCTCTTTGAGGATCGGGAACTTTGCAATTACATGGTGTGACAGGAGGACATGACCCACTTCCACCACCTCCTCTCCCTCCACGTCTAGGCATAAAAGGTCGAGCGACTAAAGCAAGAGCAGCGGCTATTAGTGCTCCATTAATTACCTTCTTTAATAATCTAGCAACTTTATCAAATTTCTCTACTGCTTCATCACCACCAAGGTTTCTAATCGACTCTCTTAAAGCATCATAACCATCATATGCTTTTACAATAAATCCTACAACTCCATCCCACAAAAACTTAGCAAATTGCATAATACCCTTAACAATAGGTTTTAGTTTCTTTAATATTTTCTGAAGCACAGGAAGATTATTTAAAAGTATATTAAGTAAAAATCCTCCTGCTAAAAATGCGAGAAAATTTTTAAGAGAATCTAATATCCCTGTTTTAGGAAGTAAATTTAAAAAATTGGGGGGGTTTTTCCTTTTTTGTTTATTTTCTTCTATCTCCTTCTCTCTATTTTTTCTTCTCTCATCCCTCATATTTTTCATTCTTTGAGAGAAAGAAGATACTCTAAATTTCAACTGAAGTCCCAATAAATCTTTTATCATCAAAAGTTTATCTTTTATAGAATCTTCTTTCGTAGTTATTAAATTAGCAGTAGGGATTGTAGTTGTCTTAATAGAAAGAGGAACTAAAGAGTTTTGAGGTTTAATGACAAGTTTTTCATCTTCCTTACTAGAACGATTTAATACCTGCTGAGACATCTCTTTCCCAGACTTGGATTTTTTCTTCTTCCTTCCTGATAGTAATGATTTTCCTAAAGTCCCTAAAGCAGATAATAACATATTACACCCCTACCAAATCATGAATACCCAAAGAGCGAGTGGTCATTGCTCTATAATGGGAGCTATTTACAATGATGATATCGGGAATAGTCTTACTTCCAATCTTAGTAGCAACCTGGTTTTCTTTTGTTATTCTCTTCTCTGGCATTACGATGGTCTTAGTATTTTGTTGATTTACAGGAATATCAAGAGCAACCATTCCCTGTGCCTTACTAGAGGTAAATTTACCTTTATCAGCAGAGGTAAGCGGCATCCGTGAAATTTTCACCATATTTGTCAAATCTCCAACTAAACCACCACCCTCAAATTTCTCTTTTATCTTATCCCCAGTCTCCTCTTGAACTTTTAACCTTTTTGTTGCAGATCTAGAAGGAGATTTCAGACCCATGCCGCCAATGCCACCCATTCTATTCATAGCCTCTAAAGTACGCAGTCCCCAAAATCTTGTAGCTCCTTTTCTAAATATAAACTCACCACCTTCAACATTTATATCCGTTCCCCCTTGAGCATGAGAAGGGCCTTTAGTCACTCCCCCCTTTTTAAACTGCTTATCAGGAACTCCACCTTCTTTAAACTGCTTATCAGGAACTAATCCACCTTCTTTAAATTGGAACATCCCTCTGTTGAGTTTTCCTCCAATATTAAATAATTTCTCTCTATCTTTTGGATCATCAGAGTTTCTTAAATCCTGAAGATATGCGTTTGCAGGATTATCATACTTATCTTTAGTATATCCAGCAGCAGCTGCTTCTTCTTTCAATGCCTTAGAGTACGCATCTGCTTGTTTACCAATCAATTGATACTGCAGAGCTGTGGCACCAGCAATAAGAGCAATCCACGGATTTCTTAGTAGAAGAGCTGTTAAAGCAGGAAGAGCCCAAGATAAAAATCCAATCAAACCTCCAAGTATAGTTCCTAAAGGAGTTAAAAATGCAAGAGCCGCCAGTGACAATGCAGGCCACCAATCTTTAAAAAATCTTGTAAGAGTATCAATTTTCTTTTGATTTTCTTTATCCGTAAACCACTCAAAAAGAACATTAAAAAGAACACCTGCTAAAACATTCTTTAAAAAGTTTCCTATCGCATTTAAAATATTACTAAAAGGAGAAACTATTTTATTCACTAAATTTTTTCCAACTGTAGCAATACCCTTTACACTTTCTAATAAATTTTCTCTGACTTTTCTTCTCTTCGCTGCTCTCTCTTTCTTTGCTATATCCAATTCTTTCTTATCTTGTTTATTACCTATTCTTAAAATTCCTATAATACTGTCCAATATAGAATGGGATTTTTTATCTATACCACCCTTCTCTTTCTCATCATCTTTATTAACAGGTAATAATGCTTGAGGTTTAATTCTATTCGTGGGTATTACTTGTTTTCTAGCAAATAATTTATCAACATTTACTTTTCTTCTTTTTTCTCTTATTCTTTTAATTTCAGCTCTCAGCATTCTTGATCTTTCGTCACCTTTCTTATCTTTTGAAGCAACTTCAATAGTATTAATACCTTCTCTCAAAGCAGAAAGGTAAGTTTGTTCTGCATTATCGACAGCATAAACATCTACTGGTTCTATTCCAAGATCCAATAGAATTTTTGAAATTTCTGGTCTAGCGGTGACTGCCATTAAGATGATGCTTGCTGCTGTTGTTGCTTCAATTTCTCTTCTTCAAGATGTGCTCGAAGTAGTTCAACATAAATGTCTCTTTCCCAAGGGATTAAGTTTTCTATCTCAGTTAATGAATATTTATGATACTGAATTAAAGAAAAATTCAATTTATAATAATTCTCTAGATCCATGTGGACTAGAGCTATCCGAAAAAACTAGATAACCCTTCTAATAATACCGTATTTTCTACTTTAGTATTTGGATTAGTAAATTTTACCTCATGAGAAAGTTTAGGCATCGTTTCAAAAAATGTCTCAATCTGTTTGAATTGAAAAGAATTCATTGAATCCAGAAAGTCTCTTACTTCTTTCTTAGTGCAATCAGCCCCGACCCACACCTCTTCTTGTGAATAAATTTTATCAATACAAGTTGCAATTAAATCAAAAGACTGATCCACCACTTTACCCCCATCATTAAAATCAAAATTATTTTTAATAAACTCTGCAAGAGAAGGATATTTCATCTCCATCATTAAATCATCATCCAACTTAACTTTATTGGTATGATTTTCATTTTTAATAACTTGTATTTCATCAATAGGTATCTTTACAGGAACTTGAGTTTTCCCATCATCAGGACATATCATCCCAACTTCTATTTCTTCTCCTACCGACTTACCCCTAATATTAAGGAATAAAAATTCAATATCAAAAGTAGGAAGAGTATCAACTTTGATTCCCTTTGTTTGGATACAAGATTTTATGACATTCTTGATAGCGGTGGTTATTTCTTTTGTATTTTCACTTTCTAAAGCTAAAACTAATAGTTTCTCTTCTTTAACTAAAAAAGGTCTATATTCAATAGTTTGTCCAGTGGAAGGTAATTCCAACTCATAGGTCGGTGTGGCAATCTTTGGTAAAGGCATAATATCCTATAACAATATCAATGTGTTTTATTTAGCGTGGTTATTGTGAAGGGCCTGTTACTACTAATCCATCATTGTTTATAGTAGGCAATCCAATGATTGAATCGTTTCCTTCATTTATAGGCCCCATAGTAGGAGTATTACTTGTATTAATTTTAGGATATACCAAGTAACGAGAGAAATTAAAATTAACTGTACATTTTAATAAGTCTGAGGCATTATATGTAACTGGCATCTGATCAATACTTATTGGATAAGCTTGTATAAACTTATATTCCAATTTTCTATTATAATCCTTTTCAAATTTTTGGATATAAATGGAAGTTTGATATTCCTTAGGAAAATTTACTCTATAAGAATAATTATCAGCACTGGATTGCTGTTGATTAACAATAAATCCAATCCATTTTTCAAAAGTAGTAATTATTTCATAGTCATGATCTACATAAAATGTGAAAGAAGAAGTTGCATTATATTGTCTTCTATAGGCATGTCTCTCAGTTACTCCAGTATGATCTCCAGTCATTTGATGAGTTGCCAAAGAAGTTGCTGGTAATGCAGCTTCTGAACAAGATAAAGAAGTGAATCTATCATCCCTCTCATCTCCTGTCAATAAAACTCTCACTCTTGGTGGTGGAAAAAACCAACATTGAAAGTGTGAAGTAAGTGCAGGATTTAAAATGGAGGCTTTTAAATCTGCTAATATTTTTTTATGAGGTTTGGGAGTGCGACTTGTTGAACCGCCGATTATGACAGACATATCTCTATAAATATTACTACTGATATAGTATGTATAATGGGAGAAAGTAAAAAGAGTTTCTTTAAACCCTCTTTTCCCAAAAAATACAAGGGAAATCCAAACAATATTATATGTCGTAGTACTTGGGAAACCAAATTTTGTAACTACTGCGATTTGAATGAGAATATTCTTGAGTGGGCAAGTGAAGAATTTTTTATTAAATATGTCTCTCCTGTTGATAATCGGTTTCATCGTTACTATCCAGACTTTCTTATCAAAGTCAAAGAAAGCACAGGTGAGATTAAAACTTATGTGATTGAGGTAAAATGGAAAGCAGCACAAGAGTTTTGTAATGATAGAAAAATTGAATTTAAAATCATTACTGAACAAGAACTAGGAATATATCATGGCAGATGAATTAGAAGGTTACTTTGAACAATATGAGCAACAGGTAGGTGATAACAGAATCGAACCTATCATGGATGAATTGAAAGAATTGACAGATCCTGAAGAGAAGATGCTTCTTATTATGGATACATTAAAAGATGTAGAAGTAGTGCCAGATGTAGGACAGTATTATACTTTCATATATACAGCAAAAACTCCTAGACTTCAATATGATCAACATCCTTTGGTGGCTGTAACTGACATCCAAAGATGGGGATTCAGAGGTCTTAATTATCACTGGGGTAAATTCAGAAATTACACCTGGGAAGAGATCGGAGGAGTCCTCTATGTTGTTCGACCCAGTGAAATAGATGACTTAAAAAACATATCATATGCCTATTTCCTTACAACTCTATAAATAACTAAAAAATAATTTAATGACTTTTAGTAATTCACAACTTCTAAATTTACAATACATAGATGACAGCATAGAATCTTTTAAATATGCCACTAATGTTATAGAAACGACAAGTGAAAGTGGCGGAAGAGATTTTGTAAGCGAACTATACAGATGTCCCGATACGGGTAGTTGTACAATAGATAATGCCACTCATATAGGAACAAGAAATAGTACTGGAGCATTAGTGTTTAATGATAATGAAAATGATAGGGAAAGAGCAAGTTATAATGCAATTAATAAAGGAACAAAAGATCAAGCTGATGATTTATTTACAGGTTTAACTGCATCAGAACAAGTATTATATAATTTAAGAACAGGAAATGGAAATCAAGAACTTATTGATAAAGTAACCTCAGAAGGAGTGGTTATAGGGGGTGAGAATTTAGATCAGATAATTACTGGAATTGTTCAAGAGGAAGGTGGTAATACAAAGGAGATTGCAGAGAAGTACTTTAATGCGGATATAAATGTCAATATAAAGGGAAGAAATGCCAGAACTACATATGGAGATTATTGCTATCCAGAGGATATAAGAGACGATAGAACTCAGGATAGAATTAAATTTACTATGAAATATAGTAAAGGAACTCGTATAACCACATCTACTGCAGCAGGAGTTAAAATCTTTGAAAGAAGACAACAATCAATTGACGGGTCTGTGACTCTTCCAATACAATCAGGAATTAAAGATCAAAATAGTGTAAGGTGGAATGGATCCGCACTTAATGCTCTTCAAGCATTCGGTGCTGGTGCAGCACTGAATATTTTTGATAAAGCACAGGGTGGAGCACCCATACAAGAGGTAACTGATCAAGCAGGTGCAATCTTTGATAAGGCAGCAGGTTTCTTAAGAGATGGAGCTGCTGGTTCTGATGCTAGAACAGCAATCAATGTATACTTAGCTCAACAAGCAGTAGGCACTCAAAACCTACTTTCAAGAACTGCTGGTGCTATTGTCAACCCTAATGTAGAAATGCTTTTTGATGCTCCTGCATTAAGACCATTTTCATTCCAATTTAGAATGTCTCCTAGAGATGAGAAAGAAGCAGCACAAGTAAGAAGTATTATTGCCTTCTTTAAACAAGGAATGTCCGTAAAAACTTCAAGTTCTAATGTATTCCTTAAGGCTCCTAATATATTTGATATCAGATATATAACATTTGCTCCTGACGCAGAGGGTAAACTTGAGGAAGTAGATCATCCATCTATTAACCGTATTAAAACATGTGCTCTTCTGGCAACAGAAGTGGATTATACACCAGATAATTCTTACATGACCTATGATGATCCTAGAAAAACCATGACTTCATATGCTCTTACTTTACAATTTAATGAACTTGATCCTATCTATGAAGATGATTATGATGAATTAGGTTTCACAGATTCCACTAACACCGCAAACGAGATAGGTTACTAAAATGCCAGCTTACTTTAGACAAGTTCCAAATTTTGAATATGTTAATAGACTGGCTGACTCTAAAAACAGTTCAGAGTATATTGAAGTAAAAAATATTTTTAAAAGAGGAAAATTGAAAAAAGATATTTTTGATAATTTGATGTATTTCACCAACTATCAAATTGTTGGTGATGATCGTCCTGATAATGTAGCATTTCAAGTATATGAAGATGAAACCTTAGATTGGTTAGTTTTACTTTCCAATAATATTGTAAATATACAAACTGAATGGCCTTTAGAACAACAATCTTTTCTAAATTACCTTTTAAACAAATATGGAAGTCAAGCAAATCTTCTTCAACCTCATCATTATGAAACAGTAGAAACAAAAAATACTAAAGGAACTGTAATTGTTAAAAAAGGATTAGAAGTTCCTCAAGATTACTCCTTTGAATATTATGATAGTGTTCTTGGAAAATATGTTACCACTTCCAATATAACATCTGTAGTATCAAACTATGATTATGAAATAAAAATTGAAAATGCAAAAAGAAGCATATATGTGCTTAAAGCTGAATATCTGAATATTATACTCAATGATATGAATGAAATAATGCCATATAAAAAGGGTTCCACCCAATATGTGAGTGAAACCCTAGTAAAAGGAGAAAATATTAGACTATATTCTTA